ATAATAAGATCACAAAGAATGATATCTGAATTGAGGACTTTTGTTTATAAAAATGGTAGACCCGATCATATGGAGGGATATCACGATGATATAATTATGGCATTTGCTATGTGTATTTTTGTGGTCCAAACATCTTTTAAAAAGTTAGAACAGGTTGAGAAACAAACAAAGGCTATGTTAGAAAGTTGGGTTAATGTATCGAATAATAATCCGACAAAACCACTAACTAATACTAATTATGTAAATCCATTTTATAGTAATACCCCAACATACCATCCAAAACAAAATAATGATACTAACGATAACGGTGAATATAACTGGTTATTCGGATTATAATAACATTTATTTTTTTTAGATATTTATTATAATAGTAATAAAAAAATTATATAATGGCAAGAAAAACAATATTCCAACAGTTAAGTGATTTATTTGGACCAGAAATTAAAAAACAAGAAAATAAGTCTAGATATTCTATTAACGATAAAGAACTATTAAAAACTAAATCAAAAGAGGAGTATGAGGTAGAGAAATTAAAAAGGCAACAAGATGCTTATCTATCTAATATGTGGCAGAAAGTTGATAATGAGATATACCAACACTCTGTTTATTATGAAACAACTAGATTGGCATCATATGCTGATTTTGAGGGTATGGAGTTTTTCCCAGAAATATCGGCAGCTTTAGATATTATGATGGAAGAATCAACTACTTTAAATTCAGAAAATAAAATGATTAGTATTTTTTCTGAAAGTAAAAGAGTTAGAAGAATTTTAGAAGACTTATTTTTTAATAGATTAGATATTCATACATCGTTACCGATGTGGACAAGAAATACATGTAAATATGGGGATAATTTTTTATTTTTAAATATAGATAGTGAAGATGGTATTTTAGGGGTTAAACAATTACCTAATATAGAAATTGCTAGAAAAGAAAACGAAGGTTTTGGTGAAAATTCTATGAACGCAGAAACCGATAAATATAATCCAGTAAAATTTGTATGGGGTCAAAGAGATATCGAATTTAATGCTTGGCAAGTTGCCCATTTTAGATTATTAGGTGATGACAGAAGATTACCTTATGGGACTTCTATGTTAGAAAAGGCTAGAAGAATATGGAAACAATTATTATTGTCAGAAGATGCAATGTTAATATATAGAGTAACTAGGGCACCTGAAAGAAGAATATTTAAAATCTATGTTGGTAATATTGATGAGCAGGATGTTCCTGCGTATGTTAATAAAATTGCTAACAATTTTAAAAGAAGTGCGGTTATTGATCAAAAAACTGGACAGATAGACAGTAGATATAATCAAATGGCTCAAGATCAGGATTACTTTATACCAGTTAGAGATCCAAATGCACCTAGCCCAATAGATACTTTAGCGGGTGCAACTAATTTATCTGAAATTGCAGATATACAATATTTACAAAAAAAATTATTTACCGCACTTAGAGTCCCTAAACCTTTTTTAGGTTTTGAGGAAGTTAATGGTGATGGTAAAAATTTGGCACTACAAGATATTAGATTTGCTAGAACAATTAATAGGATACAACAATCAATGTTACAAGAATTAAATAAAATTGCGATAATACATTTATATATTTTAGGTTTAGAGGATGAATTAGAAAATTTTTCTTTAACATTGAATAATCCATCTACACAAGCCGAAATGTTAAAAATAGAACAAACACAGTTAAAAGTAACTTTATATAAAGATTGTGTTGTAGATGCGGGTAATGGATTTGGTGCAATGTCTATGACTAGAGCTAAAAAAGAAATATTAGGTATGTCAGAAGAAGAAATTAGGAATGATTTAGAACAACAAAGATTAGAAAAGGCAGCTGCAGCAGAAATGGAACAAACTGCTGAAGTTATTAAAAAGACAGGTTTATTCGACAGAGTGGATAGACTTTATGGTGATTTTGATGCATTAGTATCTGGTGCAGGAGAAGCTGAGGCAGGTGCTGGTGGAGATACAGGTGGAGATGTGGGTGGAGATGTGGGTGCAGGTGCAGAACCAGCAGCGGAACCAGCAGCGGAACCAGCAGGTGCATCACCAACGGAAGAGTCGATTAATAAAAAAGATAATTTATTATTAGAGGAAAAAAGAAAACTTTATACTGAAAAAGTTAAAAAATATCAAGGAATCTATCTTAAAAGATTGTCTGAAAGTTTAGAAAAAAATGAAAATATCTATAATTTAGAGGATGTTGAGAAGAGTGCAAATAAACTTAATTCTAAAATTAATGAGATTACAAATCAAATTAACGATATGATTAATTAATTTTTTTTATTTTAATCAATATTTATTAATAAAAACACTTATGGAAAATTTTGGAAATATAAAAGACACCTTCAAAAAAATTATTTTAGAATCTGTAGTAAAAAAAGATGAAAACGGTAAAAAATTGTTTACAACCTTTTTAAAAAATTTAAAAGAAAATATTACTTTAAAAAATCAATTTTTAATTTATAAAAATTTAGAATCTAAAAAATTTAACGATAAATTAGAGGCTAAAGAATATATTAAAGAGAACATTAATTTATTAAAGAAAATTAATAAAAAAGAAATAGAAAAAAGTAATTTAGATTTGTTAAAATTATTAAAAGGTAAAGAAATAGTTAAAGAAAATAATGAATTCTATGAAAATATTATTTATCTATCTATCACAAAAAAAAATCCTTCTAATATAGATAAAATTAACGAAACTATAAATAAATTAATTAATCATATGACATCTATAAAAGAAAATGACGATAAAATAGATGTAATAGATGTACCACCTAGTATATTAACAAAATTATTAGTAAATAAATTTAATGAAAAATATAAAGATATTAATGAATCAGATAAAAAATTAATTAAAACAATATTAAATGATAAAAGTAATAAACTTACAACTTTTAAAAATGTTATAAGAGAATGTATTGATTCTGTAGATAAAAAATTAACTGAAAATGTTGATTTAGAACTTAAAAATAAATTACTTAAAGTAAAAGATAAATTATTAAATACAAAATACGAAAAAGATAATTTTTTAAATGATGTTATTAAATTATATAATTTAAAAGAAACAATTGACAACGAATAAAATTAACCCTCTGATAGAGGGTTTTTTTTTAACATAATTTGACATTTTTATTTTTTTTCACTATTTTTTATTAAATCTTTAAATAACATAGTATGAATAAAAGAATTAATGAAATTAGGAAAAGAAATCAAATTAGATTTATTAAACAACTACAAAACTAAAATAGGGACAGTAAATAATAAAGAATCAAAAAGTTTATATTTAAACTTTACTGCGTGGGGGGAAATATATGAAGACAATAAAGGACAAAACTATGATACTTTTTTAAGTGGTGTCAGAAAAAAAATAAAACAAAACTTAAATAATAATCTCGATAAAAATTTATTTTATAATGATAAGTATATCGTAGATTTAGACATGAGGAGTTCGGGTTTCGACATTAGTAAAAGAAGTTTTATGTCATGTGAAATAACACTATTCCAAAAAAAGAATTTACCTATTAATCAACCAATAATTATAGAAAACACAAAAAATATTATTTATGACATCATAAATAATTGTTTTGAGAATAATAATATATTTAAATTCCATAAGTCTAAAAAATAATCTTTTTAATATAATGATATATTTATTATAAAACTATATCATTATTATGGAAATATTGGGTGTTAGTAATATAACTTATTTATATACATTAAATGATCCTACTACGGGTGAGGTTAGGTATGTAGGTAAATCAGATACACCATATAAAAGGTTTACACAACACCTATCAAAATCAAAAAAAAACAACACATATAAAAATAACTGGATATCATCATTAATAAATGAAGGCAAAAAACCTATTTTACAAATAATAGATGTTGTAGAAACTTCACAATGGGGTTTTTGGGAAAGTTATTGGATATCATTATTTAAAACGTGGGGGTTTAAATTAACCAACCTAACAAATGGTGGTGACGGGGGTAATTTCGGTACAGAAGTTAATAAAAAAATATCAGAAAAATTAAAAGGAAGGGTTTATAGTGAAGAAACTATTAAACGAATGAGGTTAGGTGCACAAAAACGCAGATTAACAAAAGAAGGTCGTAAACGACTGTCTAAACATAGAATGGGTGAAAAAAATTCTATGTACGGTAAAAAACAATCAAAACATTGTATTGAATTAAAATACAAACCCATCATACAAATGGATGGAGATAATAATATAATAAAATCTTGGGTTAGTATGAAATCTGTCACAGACGAACTAGGTATAAATAGGAATGGTTTAAGAATGGTTTGTAATGGTGATAGAAAAAGCGCAGGAGGATTTAAATGGAAATGGAAAAATGAACAAGTTTGAAATAAATAAAAATAATGTCCCTAATAAAAAGTCAATATTAATTGAATATGACGCAGGATACATCTCACCAAAAGATAACAGACATTTTGTAAACGAAGTAAGTAAACTAACTCAAGGTCAACCTATAATAGAAGAACCTTTAATTGTTTACGCGGTGATGCAAAAATACGGTGTTCAAAATAGAAATGAAAGAGTATATCCCGAAGCCATATTAAGAAGAGAAGCCGAAAATTATCTAAAATTAATTCAAGAAAAAAGAGCGCTGGGTGAAGCAGACCATCCAGAATCATCTATCGTTGCCGTAAGTAGAATTTCTCATAACGTAGTAGATCTATGGTGGGAAGGTAATGTATTAATGGGTAAATTAGAAATTATTATGTCACCTGGTTTTGTTAATCAAGGAATTATTTCATGTGAAGGTGATAGAGTGGCAAATTATTTAAGGAAAGGGTTAAAGATAGGTGTTTCATCTAGAGGTGTGGGTTCATTAGAAAAAGAGAATGGGAAGAATGTAGTTCAAGATGATTACGAATTGGTATGTTGGGACATTGTAACTTCTCCATCCACACCAGGGTCATGGATTTATAATGAAGAACCTTCTAGGGAGCAGCAAATGTCTGAATCGAAAATCAAAAAAAATAGTGATAATTTAAAAGATAGTTTAAATAATTTTTTATTGGATTAATAAAAAAATAAATTTTTTTAAAAAACTAGCATATTTATAATATAACGTATAATATACGGATTAATAATAATTAATAATAAAAACTTAAAAAAAAGTAAAATGGCTGAAAAAAAGAAATCGATCATCGAAGAGGCTTTGCTAGAAGCTAAGTCCTTAGAGGATGCCTTAAAAGCCAACACAAAAGAAATGCTTTCGGCACACTTGTCGAGAGAAATTGAGGGTATCGTTGAGTCATCTTTAAAAGAGGAAGATGAAGAAGAAATAGACGATACTGATTTAGAAGGATCCAATGATGATGAAGAAGAAGTTGAGTTAGACCTTGACGATGAAGAAGAAGATGATGAAGAAGAAGTTGAGTTTGATTTTGATGACGAAAAACCTTCAACCCCTTCAGAAGAACCAGTTGATTTAGATTTAGATGTAGATTTAGATTTAGATGCAGGTGAAGAAACTGAAACAGATGATGATAATTTGGTTGATCCAGATTTTAATATGTCTACTGGTGACGAAGAAGAAGTTTTAGACTTAACAGGTGCCTCTGACGAAGAAGTTATTCATGTGTTTAAAAACAAAATGGGTGACAATGATGAAGTAGAGGTAGTAAAAGATTCAAGTGGAATTCATTTAAAGGATAATGAAACTGGTGTAGAGTATTACATTAAGGAATCTATGGAAGATAGATTTGGTTTAGAAGAGGAAGAATATTGCTCAGAATGTGGTTCAGGGTCTATGTATGAAGATGAAGATTCAGAAAAAGAAACTGTATATGAAATTCATTTAGACGAAGACTCTCCAATGTATGACATGTTTTCTGGTGGAGATGAGCCTGAAGTGGGGGGAATGTATGATGAAGAAGACGAAACATGGTGGGATACACCTGAAGGTATAGAATTAGGTAACAGACCTATATCTGATTTTGGTCACATTTTAAACAAAGACGTTGAGGAAGGTGCTTACATTGATGAGGAAGAGGAGCGAATAGAAGAAGATAAATTACAAAGACATAGAAGATCTGGTGGTAAACAAAGATATCACGGAGCTAGATTTGCGGCTAGAGAATCTAGAAATGTAAAAAAACCTTTAATTACTAAAAAACCAAATACTAACACAGTTTCCAATTCAAAAATAATGAAAGAATACAAAGAGCTTAAAACTAAAAATGAAGAATATAAAAAGGCTCTTAATATATTCAAAGACAAACTTAATGAAGTTGCTTTATTTAATACCAATTTAGCTTATGTGAATAGATTGTTTACAGAACATTCTACAACTAAAAAAGAAAAAATGAATATTTTGAAAAGATTTGATAATGCTGAAACTATTAAAGAATCAAAAAATATTTATAAAACTATAAAGTCTGAGTTGGATAATAAGAAACCAATTAACGAGTCAATAGAAATTAAAGTTAATAAAACAGTAAAATCTTATAATAGTAATAATTTAAACGAATCAACTGCTTATGTTGATCCACAGATTACGGCTATTAAAGATTTAATGAGAAGAATCTCATAAAAATAATAAAATAACAAAATAAAACAAAAAAAATTAAAATGGGACATTTGTTAAATTCAGGTGAAGTCGGAAATATCGGACTTGAGCACCTAAAGCAAATTAGATCTAAAACTATTTCTAAATGGAATTCATTAGGATTCTTAGATGGTTTAAAAGGTCATATTAAAGAGAACATCGCACAGTTGTATGAAAACCAAGCGTCTGCTCTATTGAACGAATCAACTGACGCTGGTTCTTCTGGATCATTCGAAACAGTTGTTTTCCCAATTGTAAGAAGAGTATTCTCTAAATTATTGGCTAACGATATCGTATCGGTACAAGCGATGAACATGCCAATTGGTAAATTATTCTATTTCGTACCAAAAACATCTAACGGTTCATTCGATTTGAACGGTAACTCAACTAATGGTTCTTTACCTCAGTGTGTTATTTCTGGTTGTGGTGTTACTGTAACTGAATTCAGAAAGAAAAATCTTTATGATTTATTCTACAATGACGGATTATTTGATGCTTCTAAAGGAACTAGAACAGTTTATAATGGTGGATTAAATCCAGTTATTTTAAATTCTGATGGTGAGAAAGTTGAAACTCCTTTTATTGATCAACCATTAGCGGCTGATGGTTCATTTAGAACACTTAAAGCTTGTGTTACTGGTTTTACTACAACAAATGCGGGTAGATTAACAGGACCAGATGGTAATGAAATGGATACTGAGTCTTTCTTAGCTTCATTAACAGTTACTTCTGATTTTGCTATAGAAGATTCAGATGGTAAAACAATTATCGCTGCTGGTGGTGTCGTTCCTTTCAGATTAGTATCTCAAAAATATGGTAGAGGTATTGTAGATTATAGTGATATTTGTTCACCTGACGGATGTTTATTAATCGAATTAGATTTAACTCATCCAGCTTGTATCAGTTGTGATTCTGCTAACTTTGATGGCTATGTAGGTGCGTCAAGTGATTCAGAAGTGTCCGTAAAGGCGTTTTCTGGTTTATCAGTATCTTGGGCACAATATGCAACATTAGAGTTCGCTACAGAAATGGGTGAAGTATCTTTTGAATTAGACGAAGTAGTTGTTTCTGTTACAGAAAGAAAACTAAGAGCTACTTGGTCACCAGAATTGGCACAAGACGTTAGTGCATTCCATAACATCGATGCTGAAGCAGAACTTACGGCTTTATTATCTGAGCAGGTTGCTGCTGAGATCGATAGAGAGATCTTAAGAGATTTAAGAAAAGGTGCGGCTTGGCAATTGAGATGGGATTATAACGGATGGAAAAGAGCTAATAGCGGTGGTGGATTCAACGCATACACTCAAAAAGAGTGGAATCAAACGTTGATTACTAAAGTTAATCAAATCTCTGCTCAAATCCATAAGTCAACTTTGAGAGGTGGAGCTAACTTTATCGTTGTTTCTTCTGAGGTATCAGCAATTTTCGATGATTTAGAATACTTCCACGTATCAAACGCTTCTCCAGAGCAAGATCAATACAATATGGGTATTGAGAAAATTGGTTCATTAGGTGGTAGATATACTGTGTATAGAGACCCTTACGCACCAGCTAACTCAATAATCATAGGTCATAAAGGAAAATCATTGTTAGACACAGGTTACATTTACGCTCCGTATGTACCTCTACAATTGACTCCAACATTACAAAATCCATTCAACTTTGCACCTACTAAGGGTATCATGACTAGATACGCTAAGAAAATGGTGAACAACAGATTCTACGGAACTGTTACTGTTGACGGAGTTGTAACTTTTGACATAAACGAATTAAGATAATCTTAATTTAAAATAAAGGTTAAAAAGGGTAGAAATTTCTACCCTTTTTTATTTTTTAAAATATTTATTATTATATTTGTGTTTATGAGAATTAAAAAAAAATATGTTCTATTAGAATCTAGGTTAATAGATGTAACATCAGAATTTACGCCACAAGAAAAAAGGATTTTAGAAATGTTACATAAAAAATATGGTGATAATCCATCGGAATATAATATGTGGTATGTTGCAGTAGATTTAATAGAAGATTTTAATTTAGATTATGAAACTGCCTATTCTTTGGCTAGAACATATAGTTGGTCATGGAAAGAATTATTTGGACCATCCGAGTCATTACGTAAAACTGTACCTTTATATGAATTATTATTTGATAATTTAAATAAATTAACAGACGAATATTCAAAAATACACGAAAACGAATTTAATGTAAGATTGAGGTTTGATGGGGATGTAGGTTTGGGATCTATAGAAAATAGAAATATAGATTTAAATGATACATATCATGGGTTTAATATGTATATATCTGTACCAGCCTATTTTGTAGACAGACCTAATGGGCATAGATATTACTTTACACCTGATGAAAATAATTATAGGACACTTTCTGTAAATGTAAATTTTAGTGTAATTAATTTAGACGGAGAAAATACCAAAATAAAAAGTTTTACTTATGGTGATGAATCAGCAGAAAGTTTAAATAAAGAAGAATTTAAAGTTACAGTAACATATAAAGACATTAATAATTATTCAAAGGACACTGAATTGTTAACTAAATTATTAGAATTTAAAGTACCGTATCCTAAACCATTAACTAAAGAAAGTGCGTTTAAGACATTTGATTTAATATTAAAAGATGTTATTGATTATATGTCTAATACAACATTTGATTTACCAAAAGGTGCTGAACCTATTGTTTTAGAAAATTAGTGTGAATATTCTACTTGACTAACAATATTGAATTTTAGGATGTTTGTATAGGTTTTTACTAATTGGCTAGATGTGAGTTTAATATCTATAAAATATTCATTAGGTATCATCCAAGAAGTATCTAAAATAAAATAATTTTTTAAGTATGCTCTATTCACATCTGTCCAGTCTATTACGTTTACTTCGGTTGGACCTTCTTTAACCCATAATCTATATTGTAACCCATCAATAACACTTGATTCATTTACAGTATAAGGTAATCTTGCATTTACAAAGACTTTTCTTTTATCACCCCTTTTAATTTTTTCGTCTCTTAAAATACCACTTAAATTAACAACATACTCAATAGGTAAAGACTCATTATCGCCAAACCTATAATATTCAGTATCATCTTTAACTTCGAATTCTAATGTAACATCTGGACGAACATTACCATTTATCACAATATCTGACCAAACATCTGTAAATAATCCACATTGGGTGTTAGTAATCGGTATAGTTAGTTCTATATAATAAATACCTTTATCTGCTTGTTTTACTTGACTACTAGAAAATGATGCAATTATCGATCCATTTGCGTCATTAATTATGACACTAGGTTTATTATCTAAATTAGTAGGTTCTCCACCTAAATTAATGTAAAAATATAATCTATTAAGTTTACCCTTATAAAAGTTTTTTCTATCGTCTCTAATAGTATTATTGTAAACAGTTTCTACAAAAGGTTCATAATAAGTTTGTGTATGTCTAGTAAAAAACCCTACATATTGTGCAGGTATAATTTCTTTTAACTCTAAATCCCTCTCAAATGCCAAACCGTATCCATAATTATTTGTTACACCAGTTATTAAATTATTTATTTCATTAGTTATATCCATTTCAATATTTTCGTTACCTTTATCAAAATGTTGTGTTGTAACAGTAATCGCGGAAGGTGATCCTGAATAAACTCCTGGTTCTGACCAATTGTTAACAGTTGTTGCGTTTAACCAATTACTAGCGGATTCAACAAAAGTAATATCGCCCCCATAATCTATATAACGGATTTGTTGGTAATCGTATCCACAACCCTCATCCCAAAATTGATTTATTTTAAATAAAACCAAATCAAATGATGAAGTTCTTTGTTTACCATCTAATAATTTTTGTGCTTGCAAATCCCTATCAAAAAATGAACTATTTGTCATTCTTAATGTATGTGTTACTGATGACAAATCACCTAATTCACCATGATTATATTTTTGTTGTAAATCTGTGATATCAAAATATAATAAATGTCTTGTGTAATCGGGTTGAGTTTCTTTACCACCATAATATAATTCTGCGATAGGGTTTCTACCTGTATTAATTTGGGTACCAAAAATAATTGTATTATTTTTATCTATATAAGTTCTGTATACCATTTCTTTTTATAAATAAATATCTTAATTACTATTAATATTCTTATTTAAAATTTTATTTAAATCAAAACTTAAAACATTTGTTGTTACCGTACTAGGATCGGCAGTTAAACCGTGATAGGGGTGCACGTGTAATTGTACATATTTTTTTACTAAATCTAAAAATTCAACTAAAACATCTCCATATACTAATGGGTGAGCACCATTATTAATTTTTATTTGTTCATCATCAGTTATTAAATTTTTTGGGTCGGTTAGATTAAATGTATGCTCTCCGTCATGACTTATTAAATTAATTTTATTACCAACTATATTAATTACACTGGTTTTTTCACTTTTGTTTGATTCTAATTTTACTTCTTTTATTTTTTTCCTTACTTCTATTGGTTCACTAGTAAATTTTGCAATTCCATCACTACCTTTATAAAGGTTAATTAAATCATTAGATTTTGATTTAATTAGCCATCTACTACCTTTATTTGAATCTATAAACGATTTTGCAGACAATAATGCTTCCTGTCGTGAATTAACACCCAAAAAACCTGATTCATTTTCAAACGTTAATTTTACATTGCCTGTATTGGCATCAGTTATAGTGATAAATAATTCCGTTCTATTAATATCTGTTTGCGTATATGAATCTTCTGGTAAATCACCAGATAATATTATACCATTGTTTGTGATTGTATTTATAATTACAGTTATAATACTATCAGGTTGTTGATCAACAAATGATACTAATTCCCTATCGACTAAAGTTCTTTTTAATTTTTCACCACCAAATTTTATCTGAACATAACCTAAAGTTTTATTATTAAATTTGTTAGGGGATCCATCTATATTTTTACCAGCTCTAAGCCATATTTGTCTATCTTTTTGTATAATATCTGTATTATATCTACCTTGTAATACAATATCTTCATCTTCACCATAAGCGCCTTCCTCTAAATTAGGGTCTTTTAATTTTGTATACCCATCGGGTAGTATTGAAAGTGCGGA